ACACTGGAAGAACGCTTATACTTGTCGGGCTACTATAAGAATTTTATCGCTAAATATTTTACAGATGGACACGCAGAGTTCGTCTACAAAAGATTGGGCGAACCAAGAGGTCGCTTGATTGACTGGGAGGAATCCCGGGATGACACCTCAAGAGAGGAGTCATTATACGACTTTTAAGAAAGGCTTAGTTGCATTTCTTAGTAGTTTCGTATGTGAGCATCTTAACTTTTACTTTTCCGGGGCTGTTAGGCAATTAGCAGCCTTTTTTTCGTAAGTGCTACTCAAAGGAGATAACTAAATGACTTACCGAATCATACAGGGCGATAACCGCCATCAACTCAAAGATTTCCCCGACAACCATTTTGACAGCATAGTGACAGATCCCCCCTATGGCATAGACTTTTTAGGTAAAGCGTGGGATGCCAACACAGGAGCGTTAGAAACTTATCAAGAATGTCTGCGAGTGTTAAAACCCGGCGGACACTTGTTGGCTTTTAGTGCCGCCAGAACCTATCATCATCTTGCCATCACCTTGGAACAGGCAGGCTTTGAGATCAGGGACCAGATCATGTGGATCTACAGTAGTGGCTTTCCCAAGAGTCAGGATGTTGGCAGACAACTACATAAAAAAGAACACGGCAAGCCTGATAAACAACGCTATAGTAAAGATGAAATGACCAAAGAAGGCGACAACTATCGCCATAACACAAATAAGAAACTATATCGTATCTTACCAGATATCAACGGAGATAGATTGGAAAAGAGCCATGAAGGCGAAGGGTATGGTTATATCTTTGAAGAAATCATTGAAGTCAATAATGAATGGAGTGGTTGGGGCACAGCCTTAAAGCCAGCACACGAGCCAATCTGCCTTGCTCGTAAACCTACGAAGTTAAGCACACAACAGAATGTTCAAAAGTATGGCACAGGAGCATTGAATATTGATGCTACTCGTATTCCAGCAACAGATCTTAAAGAAGGCAAAATGGGTACTACGGCACACGACAACTACAACGCAGAAAAGAATGCTGATGAAGGATTGAGATCTGGAGAGCAGTTGCCCTGGATACCCAGCGAGCAAGGTCGCTTCCCCAGCAATGTCATAGGTGAGATCCCAGACTATCAAAAGTATTTCTATAATCCAGAAGTCAGCAGCAAACCAGCACATGAGCCTATTTGTCTCGCTCGCAAGCCAATCAAAGTTGGCAGTGTGGCTAATAATGTCCAAATACATGGCACAGGAGCATTGAATATTGATGCTACGAGAATAGAATGGGATGACGAAGCCAAGGAACGCAATGAAAAAATAAATGCTTCTGGTGGTGTAAAGATTGGTATTGGTATAGAACGCTATGGTAATATTGGTGGTGAAGAACAATCTAATGGCAAAAAGGTAATGTTAAATGAACAAGGACGCTTCCCCAGCAATGTCATAGGCGAAATCGCAGACGGCTACCAAAAGTATTTCTATTGTCCGAAAGTGTCAAGAGCAGAACGGCATATGGGGTTTGAAGATCCTGGACCATTATTTTCAGGAATGAGTCGTGTTGAGGTTAATATGGGGGGACTTACTAATAGTAGCGAAAAAAATAAAAATAATACAAGAGGTGATGTGGAAAAGAAATCTGCCGGCAACAATCACCCCACCGTAAAGCCAGTAGAACTAATGAAGTATCTAATCAAACTCATCACGCCAGCTGGAGGCACGGTGCTTGATCCTTTCTGCGGCAGTGGTAGCACAGGTATGGCTGCTGTGGAACTGGGCTATGCTTTCGTGGGCGTGGAACTGGATGCCCGATACTGCCAGATAGCCAGCAAAAGAATCACTGCTTGGAATGAAAAAGGTGCCGTATTTAGAGAGTTATTTGAATAATTGACACAAAATGGGCTATAGCAACAATTTTTTTGGCTATCTAACCAGTAGACATTGTGCCCGCATAGTGTTATTATTATATACGGGTCTGCCGAATATCGTGTTATTATTCTTATGACGATTCACTACAGCCTTGACTAATTTTCCTGTGCAGTGTAATATACAAATATTGCACAAGCAATAAGAGATAGGAGATCAAGCAATGAGTAAAAGTTTTGATGACATGGTTGACGCAATTAATGAAATTGCCAGTTCAATTAATTCAATTGACAGCACAAAATCTATTAGTTTTGAAGTTGATGATTACAATATGCTGGCGTGGATTGGTGAAAATCTACATGAAATCAGCAACACATTGAAAAAAATAGAAGCAAAGATGTAAGAAAAAATAGCCCTAAAGGGCTATTATTAGAATAAACAGATAAATACACATTGTGCAGGGACATATACTTCGCAGGCCAAAAGTGTTGTATATGTGGTTCTTCTAATGTTGTGATTAATCTTAGAAGCCATACTTGTTCCTTTAACTAATCTCTCTTATCCGATAACCTGCACACACCCCGCGCAATGCGGGGTTTCCATTTGATCAAAAAAACTTGACGCGAGTTGTGAAATAGTGTATAAATAAGTGTAGGACAGCGTGGAGAGACACTGTCCTACTAATCTTTAAGGAACATATCATGTTAAAACTACGATGCTACGCCGTAGCACAACAGCCACAGATTACTCGGCGAGGACGGGGCAAACTGGATGGTTGGAATGAACCACTACAGACCATTTACTTAAAACGCAACAGCTTTCAACGACTGGATGCCGCAACTTATAGAACTATATTAGAACATCAATTGGTATTTTTTGCCAGATTAAATGAAGCCATAGAACAAGAACAGCAATGGTTTATTGATCATGGCTATGACCGATTACCAAAAATCCACAATGATCCCAGAGCATATACCATGGAAGAAATAATCACTGACATATTCAGTCATTATGAAAATAGTCATGATCCCTGTTTGAGTATGATTCTTAGACAGAATTATCTTGCAGACAGACTGGCACAAGAACTTGATGCAGACCAACTTAAACAGCAGTATAGTATTGAATTGGACATACAAAATATCATGATTCCCGAACTGGCTCGTTATCGTAGACATAATTTGATTGGCCAAAATACATTCTCAACGCAGGCCAGTCAAGCAGTATTTAAGAACTTGTTTGAGAGGTCCTGAGCCAATGAAAACCGCAGAGCAGATACTAAATGAAATAAAAAACAGAAGCCAGGCAGAGACTTATATTAATATTAATATTAAAGATATAAAAAGAAATAAGAAAGAAGAAAAGGAGGTTTCTGCCTTAAGCCCTGAAGGGCAACCAGGCAGTGGGGAAACCTGTGAGTCCCAGGGGCTCTGCGAGCCCAATCTGGGACATCACTTTTTGCCTACGGCAACTTCGTCAACGGCACCTCAGGTGGCTGACGCAGTCCGCACGGGTTCCGAATTAAGCATTCACTATGCCAAAATAACCACACGCCGAAATCGGCGCACGGGTAGCCTGCGTAAAAAGATTAATTTTGATTTCGTTAAATCAGGCAGTAATAACATAAACAAACTGACATTTAATACCACACCCAAATCCTGGGAATGGCGAAGAGATCTTAAGCGAGATTATGAACTGAAAAAGCTAACAGCACAGGACTGGGCATGGTATCAGAGAATAATGGCAGAATTTGAAATAGTTAAGCAACAGCATAACACGGCCACTATAGGTAAAGGCAACCTGCGAGGAACTAAAACTACCGGTAGTCAGCCAGTTAGGCGAACGGCATGTATATACACTACAACCGAAGCCATAGTCTATATACAGGACTGGGAATATATATTTGAGCTAGAAATAATACCCCAGGGCCCGGCAGAACGATATTATGATAGTTGGGCAGAATATTGGAATGACACCACATCAGGCGAATATATAGATCCCATATGGGTATAGGTATGACTTGAGACATTCAAATCCTACCCTGTGTAAATGCTGCTAAATATATGATACACATATGTGAGACTTTATGGCACAAATAAAAAGCAGTTACAGTCAAGTCCGTATACCATTTGCAAAGATGTCATGGACACCCGATGTTCCCGCAACAGCACTTCAACCTAACGAATATAACCTGGGAGCCAATGTAGAAACAGATACACGAGGCATTCGCAGTGTATTTGGTGATCAAGAAATACTAAGTCAGATCACTGGCACACCTGTTTTTATCACTGGTGGTTATCGTGAAGATGGTGACTTTTATTACATTGTTGCCGCAGTGGAAAACACCACGGAAGGACGCTGGTATCAGATAGCCGCAGATGGCACACAAACAAATATAACACCTGGATACAGTGTCAGTGCCACAGCATATCTCGCAGGCTATAGCACAGATGTCAACATAACAGAAGCCTGGAACGGCACTACCTTGGTCTTAAATGATGCTATAAATCCTCCCATGTTTTTAGATGGTGCCAGTGTAGAACTGGAAATGTATAAGAATAATGCCACTATGAATGTGGGTGAGATGTATTTCATTAACAGTGTCAATATAGCCATAGGATTTACAGAACCCATTAATGTGCAGTATCAAAACGGCGAACGCCTTGTAGTCAGCAATGTATTGAACCCCACAGTCTGGAACAACACTTATACAGCCATCAATCAGCCAAGTTACAGCATAGTAGAAGTCAATGATACCGCACAGGGTGTAGGTGCATGGTATGGCACAGGATCGGTCACAGCAGGTGTATTAACTGTAACTTCTACTGTGTCTGGCGCATTATATGTAGGGCTAACAATTATGGGTGATGATCCTGCTTGGCCCAATCCTTTTACATCCACAGTAACGGTAGACGCTGACCTGGGCGGCGGACAGTGGCAGTTAAGTGATGTTTCAGTGACTACAACTATTAATCCCGACAGCATGGTGGCATATGAAGCCTGGGTCAGTGGCGGCACAGTGCGGCCAGAGTATCAGTGGAACTATAACATAAACTGGGTGGCCCTGACGGCAGGATTTGTTCGTGCATTCCAAAGTCCCAATGTGGGAACTATCCTTATAGCAGGCAATCTCACTGCCACAGATGTCAATACTAATACCTTAAAATATCCTACAACAGTGCGCTGGAGTCAGAACTTTGGACTTAATGATGTGCCCACTACTTGGGATGTTACAATAACTAATGTTGCCAACGAACTTGAAGTTCCAGTGCGTGGACCTGTATTAGATGGCTTTCCCTGTAACGGTAACTTCTTTGTGTCCAGTTATTGGGACACTGTGATCTTTAGTCCCATAGCATATCAGACTACGCAAGTGCCTATACTGGGCGTTAGACTGTTTAATCAGGGTCGTGGCTTACTGCAAAGCAATTGCTGGGCTAATGCTGATGATACTGTATACGGTGTAGATGCCAGAGACTTTTGGGTATTTGATGGACAACAGTTTAGATCGCTGGGCAATCAGCGTGTTAAAAATTATTTCTTTAAGAATCTCAAGCCCGCTTATGTTAATAAAGTATTTGTGCAAATGAATACGCAAAAGAACCAAGCAGAGTTTTACTATCCCGATGGTTATAGTAATGGCTTTGCTAATAAGATGATCAGTTATAGATTTGACTTTGACTGTTTTAATCCTCCCAGAACTGTGCCCGAAGCCATCATGGCCTGTGAAGCACCTATATTGCGAGACAGCACTCCAGACTATTTTGACTATGGCAGTCGCTGTGTGGCATTTGTCAGGGCCGCGGCAAATAGCAAAATCATACAAAAAGATCAGGGATACAGTTGGGCCAACGGTGATCCCATTCAATCGCAGTTTATACGCCGAGCCATACACTTAAGTAAAGATTATAGCACAAAAGCCATGGTGCATCGCATATTACCTGAGGTAAACAATATTGATCCATATGGTTTAGAAACAGGCAGTAGCAGCACAATATCGGTCATAGTGGGCGGCAGCAACAGTGCTGGTGCTCCAGAATCATTTAAGCCCACAGTCATCATGGATATAGGCACCAACAATCCCTGGGCACAGATAGATCAAAATGCTTATAGACTGCAGAGTTTTGGTCTTGAACATAGCAGCACCACAGTGGGTTGGATCTGTAGCGCAGTTAACTGGCAGTTTACAGAAATTGAGGATGACAGATAATGCCTAATTTTGCAGTCACTGGCAAGGACACATTAGACAGCATAAACTATTTGCTGGCAGGTCCGCAGACGGTGGGACAAGCCAGTCAGGGCTATTGGAACTTTAGTGGCGGATACTTTAACTGGCAAAATGCCTTACCACCATATATACAAGACACGGCGCCACCTGGCCCAATACCTGATGGTAAATATTTTTATACTCCCGCCCAAGTATTTGTCAATACTACCAGTGCCACAGACAGCGTGTTGGTTACTGCACAACTGCGTCCGTTTATATCTGCTGATCCCATGGTGGGAGCACCCTGGGAATTTTATTTGAGCATAGACATATATCGTTACTTGGTATATGAAAACACCAATGTCAGTAAATTCTTTAACTATGAACTGATAGCACAGGACAATAATTATTTTAATGACACCATGTCGCCCAACATGTTGGCAGGCAATGAAAGCATAGGTGAGTCAGTATTTTGTAGCATAGTAGATAAACCTGGAGTGGGACGCTGGTGCTATAGCATGGAACTAAACTATTCAATATACAGTGGATCACCTGTATTAGATTGGGTATACGGTGAAAACATAGGAATAACAGCCACGGTGATTAAAGTATGATTTGGACATTATATAACGCAAAAACAGGTGCTATAACAGGCACTACAACAGATGCCATAAGAGCAGGCAGTGAACCCAGTGTTAGTGGTAACTATGATGGTGAACATTATTATGTGCGACAGCGTCGTGCAGTGCGTAAACCACCACGCCCTCGTGCGCCTGAATATATGCGATATGTTTTTAATTATACAACATATGTCTGGGAACTTGACACGGCAGCAACAGCGCAGGCAGCAAGACTACAACGCAATGAAATGTTTAAATATGTGGATAAGATCAGTCCTGTATGGTATGCGTCAATGTCAGCACAACAACGCCTTGATGCACAAGCATATAGACAAGCACTGTTAGACATAACGCATCAAAGTGATTTCCCATTAAATATACAGTGGCCACGAGTGCCAGACTTTTTAAGAGCATAACATGGCACTACCAGGAGTATTACCAGAAGGCTGGGACACTTACAGTCCATATGAAAAAATAGACATGATGAATACCTGGGGTGTGACCAGTGATGACTTATTGGGCATAGGTATTGGTCAGGGTGATATAGATTGGATGATCGCCAACGGATTTCAGGGCGGCACCACTTATCAACAACCCAGTTATGAATCTACCACGATTACATTTGGATCACCTGCTACACCTGAGCCCACACCCATACCTACTCAGGGACCAACATTCATATATGAAGAACCTGGAGTAGACAATAGTTGGTCATATGTAGAACCTACACCGCCACCCTATGTAGAACCCTATGTGGCGCCATATGTTCCTCCACCTGAGCCTACATTTAACTGGGATGCTTACTATGCTGAACAAGAAGCCGTTCGCTTACAACAAGAGCGTGATTTAGCAGCACAGCAAGAACAACAGCGCATTGCCGCCGAACAAGAAGCAGCCAGATTAGCCTATGAAGAACAACAGCGTCAAGCAGCATTGGCTGAACAACAACGCATTGCCTATGAGCAACAGTTGGCATATGAACAAGAACAACAACGCATTGCCGCAGAACAGGAGGCTGCTCGCATCGCTGAACAACAACGCATTGCCTATGAACAAGAGCAACAACGCATAGCCTACGAGCAAGAGCAACAGCGTATTGCCTATGAACAAGAGCAGCAACGCTTGGCATATCAAGAACAGCAGCGCATTGCAGCAGAACAAGAAGCAGCCAGAGTAGCCGCAGAACAAGAGGCTGCTCGTTTACAATATGAGGAGGCTGTTCGTCAACAACAGTTATATGAACAACAACTGGCTGAACAACAACGCATAGCATATGAACAACAATTGGCATACGATCAAGAACAACAGCGAATCGCAAATGAACAGCGTCTTGCCAGTGAGCAGGAGGCTGAACGCATAGCCTATGAGCAACAACTGGCATATGAAGCACAGCAGCGTCAACAACAGTTATATCAACAACAACAGTTAGATCAACGCACCTCAGATATCAATAACTTATATCAAACTCTGCTGGGTAGAAGTGCTGACGATGCTGGCTTACAATATTGGTTAAGCACAGGATTAAGTGCCGATGCCATCAGTCCATATATCATGCAAAGTGCTGAATATCAGGCACTGCAAGCAACACCTGCACCCAGTTTAGTAGTTGGTCCTGCAACACCCAGTGCCACAGTGGATTATGGCTATGGTGACATGACAGGAGATTTAGAAGTTGTTGATCGTGGCGGTGGCCTATTTGATATTGGCCGATATATTGTGCCCAGTATTCCCGGCGGTGGCGGCACAATTGAAAGCACTGACACTGGTGGCACTCCCAGTGAAACACTGGCACCTGAAGCGTCAGCAGCGCCTATAACGGACTATAGCGGTGGTGGTGGATCTGGCTATACAGACTTGGGTGGTTATGAAGATCTTGTGCCTGCCACGCCTGAAGTGACCACAATTACCTATCCCACTACAACCAGCATGGTCGGCGATATCGGCACTGGCACTGAAGTTGCTGGGGGAGGCGCAACAGTATTGCCACCCAATCCAGATAGTGCTTGGGGCACTGGAGTTGGTGTTAACGCTAACACTGGAGAAACCAGTAGAGGACAAACTTGGACCACTGAAAACTTATATACAAATATCATTACCACACCATAT